AGGAATTTATGAAAAGAGTACTGACATTGACAATTGTGCTGGCACTACTCGGATGTGCCGGGGGTCCGGAGCCTATAGTCCTGGACGAAATGACAGACCGGTATGTCGAGGTAATGGCCGGGATGGCAGTCCGTGAAATAGCCTACGAAGTTTGCCGGATCGACGATCAGGAGTTGACGGACGCGATAGTCAACCTCTATACTACCGTCCGGGATGGGGCCTTGACCGACGATGCTATTGACCAACTCTCGAGGCTGACCGCTGGCCGACCGACACTGGGACCGGCCATCGGGGATCTAGTCGAGCTGTTCGGTCAGCCGATACTTGAGGGATACGAGCCGGTTCTATTGACGCGGCCCATGCTTCAACGGATCGAGAACAAGTGGGCTGAGGGATTCCGACTTTGCGGTCTTGGGGGTCCGCCCCCGGAGCCGGTCCCGATCCCCGGACCTTTGAATAGGGAATAAACCTATGCCATTCAAGAAAATCAACAAGGGGAAGAATAAGGGAAAATTCAAGTCCCCCTCAGGCAGGGTGTGGACTAAAGCTCAGATTAAGGCCTACCATGCTAAAAAGAAGAGGAAGAAATGACAAAAGAGGAAAAGCGTTTAATGTGTTCCCAGTGTGCGGAACACCCATTTGTTGCTGAAGCAGCTCGAAAGTCTGTTCCTCGGTGGGCATTTATTAGTGTCTTATCCACGGCATTGGTCATATCCCTCACGTTTAGCGGCTGGTACACTTCCTCTCTCAGGACGATCGAGACGAAGGTAATAGCAGAAGTTGAGGAACACAGGATGAACATCGATTCGGTCATGGCCTCTCAAAAATTTCACATAAATGAGAGGATAGCTGCGGCCCATGAAGCCTATAACCATGACGTCGAGAGGTTTATCAATGCGGTTCGGGAGAACCGGGAAGCCATCATAGTTATAAAATCCGACATTCAGGACATCAAAGTAAAACAGGCGGAATTTGAAACGAAACAGGATATGGTCCTTAAGCGGATAGGATTAGATAGGCCAGAAAGACCGGAGGGATAATGGGCGGGCTATTAAGATTAGATGGAACCAAGAAGGGTCCGGGATTTTTGGGTCGACTTGATCGACCTGATGGGGGTTACTCCACCGAACTTAGTATAGGGGTAGAATTTGACGGAAAAGAGGTTCAAATCCCATCACTGGTCCCAACCCTAACTCCAGGGGAAATCGAACTATTACTATCTGGGGGAGAAATAACTCCTGAAATAATTAATAAGGCTATCCAACACGCCAGAGATCGAATGTCCAAGGGTTTAAGTCCGTTCTATGAGGAGGGGGAATAGTGCATATCAACTACGTCTCGGAACCGACTCTAACCAAATTCCACAAGTCCGATGCCTTTTACCGCTGCGTCCGGGGGCCTGTCCGTTCGGGCAAGTCCACCGGAATGTGCGTCGAGATAATGAAACGGGCTATGGAGCAGAAGGTTGGACCGGGGAACGTCCGCCGAAGTCGTTGGGTCGTGGTTCGAAACACCTACCGCGAACTTGAGGATACAACTTTGAACACGTGGCTCATGTGGTTCCCCGAGGCGGTATTCGGATCATTTAACCGGAGGACGATGACTCATGTCCTCCAGTTCAATGACATATACTGTGAGGTCATGTTCCGAGCGCTGGACCGGCCTGATGACGTCAAGAAGCTCCTGTCTCTGGAAGTGACCGGTGCCTGGATCAATGAGGCGCGGGAGGTCCCTAAGGCAATCGTCGACGTCCTTGGGGATAGAGTCGAGCAGTATCCCCCGAAGATGGACGAGGGGGTCACCTGGGGAGGAGTCTTCCTCGACACCAATGCCCCGGATGAAGACCATTGGTGGTTTGAGTTTGAGGCTAATCCCCCGAGGGATTGGAAATTCTTCGTACAACCGGGGGCACTCAAGGAGGTTCGGGAGGGAATCTTCAAGGCCAACCCCAAGGCCGAAAACATCAAGAATCTAAACGCAGGGCATAACTACTACCTCAAGCGGATGGGAGGCAAGAAGGATAGCTATATCCGAGTCTATTACTGTAATCAGTTCGGGTTCGTGGAGGAGGGGAGACGGGTCCATCCGGAATACTCCGATGCGGCTCATTGCAGTCCGTCGCCCCTGATCCCCAATCCGGAGCATCAGGTTGTGGTGGGCCTCGACTATGGCCTGACCCCAGCAGCCGCATTTTTCTCGAGGAGACCCTCAGGTCAATGGTGGCTCTTCCACGAGATCACGACAGAGAAGGTGGGGATCAAGAACTTCGGACAGATGTGCCTTCTCCCCTACTATCTGTCCACACTCAAGGATTTCGACAATGTATCCTACTATGGGGACACTTGGGGAAACACCGCTGGACAGAATGACAAAAGGACGCCGGGGATGATCCTGGAGACTATAGGGTTTAACATAGAACACCCGTCTATTGAGGGAGGGACCACGATCCGGAGAGAGGCCCTGGCCGCGCCTCTCGAGAGGATGATCGATGGTGAACCGGGCCTCCTCATAGACCCATCTTGCAAGGCGATTCGCAAAGGGCTAAGCTCGAAGTACGTCTACAAGAGGCTCAAGGTCTCCGGAGATGAGAAATTTCAGGAGAAGCCCGACAAGAACTGGTGGTCTCACGTTTGTGAGGCCGCCGAACACGGAATGTGGGGCGCGGGTGAAGGAAAGGCCCTAATCCGCAAACCAAGGAAAAAAACCAACAGGCCAAGAAGGCCAGCGATTCAGGGAGCATGGATGGGGGCATGAGCATGATGGATGACAAAACATTAGTAGTGATTGGGGCGGTTGTCACGATGCTTACTTGCGTCGTATGGCCCCCTCCGGAGCCGGTCCTCGAACTTATTAAAATAGGCCTTGCCGGAATGTTTGGCCTCGCGATGGGAAAGGGGAGCTGATATGGGTCTCGGACCGGAATTAGTCACTAACGGGCATTTCAACGTCGACACGACCGGCTGGAGTGCACTAAACGGGGGAGTCCTTAGTTCTGAGGCAGGTGGGATAGACAGTAGTAATGCCCTTAAGGTCCTCAGTGGTGCGGCCAATGCCGGATCTGCTTATCAAACGGTAAATGTTAAGGCCGGTAGAAAATATGTTCTGTCACAGTGGCATAAGAATGGGAGCACATCTGGTAAAATATCACTAGATTCCACGGCATCAACCTGGAATGGGGACATATACTACGAAGTATTCGTCGACGCCGCGTGGACTTTTAGGTCCAGGGTTATTGAGTGCCCCACCAATATAATCGCTATGACGCTATTTAATAACTCGACAACCCTGGGGCACTACAATTACTGGGATAACATATCGGTACGCGAAATAGTGACCCGCGACGGAGTCATTGCCGACATAATCAAACAAATACTCAAAAAAGGAAGGGGATCTATACCAATGAAATACTTGAAGTCAGACATCGCCATTGCAAACAATGGAACCTTCTCCACTGGGTTTAACATCGAGGAGTGGGCATTGTTCTTCGGAGCCTTGTTCCCGGATATGGACGCTGGAGCCATAGGACTAGAGATGAGTATCGACGGGACGAACTACTATCCAGTGATAGACCCGGCTACTGGGACTGATGCGGTCCTACTAGTTTCAGGGGCGGACCCCGCTTTCGTCGACTTTTCGGATAAGGTCCGGTCGATGTTTAATAACTCATTGGCCAAACTCCGATTCACCTGCGCGACTCAGTCGTCAGGAGCAGTTACCGTCACACTAATTCAGAGAGGTTAAGATGGCAATCCCAGATTCCAGACCGCAACCGGAAATTGTAGACACCAGGGACAATGATCTGCCTGAGAGGGAGAGGATCGTCGACGAGTTCCTGGCCAATTTCAGACTCGTCAGTCTGTACGAGGAATACAATCGACGGGAGGCGAGAGATGACCTCCGAATGATTGCGGGGTTTGACCACTGGCCAGCTAAAGTCGCGAAGCAGAGGGAGGAGGACGGGAGGCCGGTCCTCACCGTCAATAAGCTCCCGTCATTCATCGATCAGGTCCTCAATGAAGCGAGGCTCAACAAAATTGGGATCAAGGTGATTGCCAAAGGCTCGGGCGCTACCAAGGAATTGGCCGACACCTACGAGGGACTAATCCGCGAGATTGAGGACGACTCCAACGCGGACGTGGCTTACTTCCCGGACTTGAGGGTGGGGTCAATAACGGATTCGGGTACTTCCGGGTCGTCAGTGAATACGCAGATGACGAGGGGTTCGAGCAGGTCCTCAAGATCAAGAGGGTGAAGAACCAATTCACGGTTTACCTCGATCCTGCCGCTGAAGAGGCGGACGGGTCCGACGCCCGTTGGGGTTTCGTCACGGAGTTGATCTCAGGGAAAGAGTACAAGGCACGATACCCCAACTGCGATCCCCCAAGCCAATTCCCTTCGGAGGAAAACCGGCTATGGTTCCAGGAGGATATGTACCGAATCGCGGAGTATTGGGTCAAAGAACCAACGACTCGAACCCTGGCTCTATTGGAGGATGGGAGGACGGTCATCAAGGAAGACTGGCTCCGGGTTGAGGACGATCTGAACCGGAAGTATGAAGAGGAAATGGGAGCCTATATGAAGGCTCAGGAGGCGGCTAAGTCTACGGCCCAGCCTCAGGCCCCAGCCCCAGAGGGTCAGCCCATGCCCCAGCCTCAGGCCCCAGAATCCATGCCTCCGCTCCCAGATCCTCCTCCTCCAGTCCCAGGAGTCCTGAAGGAGCGGACCGTCAAGACCCACAAGGTAATGCAGTATCTCGTGGATGGGGTCAAGGTCATCGAGAAGACCGAGTGGTTGGGCAAGTACATCCCAATTTGTCCAGTGTATGGCAAGGAGGTCGTGATCGACGAGGAGAGATTCCTCCGAGGCCTGATCCGGTTTGCCAAGGATCCGCAACGGATGTATGACTACTTCCGGACTGCAGCGACGGAGACCGTAGGACTTGCCCCCAAGGCCCCGTACATTATGGAAGAGGGTCAAGTAGAGGGTCATGAGACGGAGTGGGATAATTCAGGAACTAAGAACCACCCGTACCTGCTCTATAAGGCGATTCCTGGAGTTCCCCCACCTCAACGACAAGTAGTGACCCAAACGGCAATCGGGGAGATGACCGAATCGCAACTGAGCAACGACGAGATGAAGGCAACGACTTCCCTGTTTGACGCGAGTCTTGGGGCACAGGGGAATGAAATCTCTGGCGTGGCTATCCAATCCAGGCAGCAGAAGGGCGACGTGGCCAACTACGCGTTCCATGACAACCTGAACCGGGCGATTCGATTCTGCGGAAAGATATTGGTTGACCTTATCCCCAAAATCTACGACACGGAGAGACAGATCCTGATTATGGACGTCGAAGGTGAAGAGAAGCTCGTGACGATCAATCAGGTGGTGCTGGATGAAGCTACAGGGAAGAAGGTGATCATTAACGATCTGACCCAGGGGAAATATAAGGTGACCACGACGACAGGTCCGAGATTCAGCTCCGCACGACAAGCGGCAGTTGCCTCGATGCTCGACTTCATCCGTGTGGCCCCAGAATCCAGCAATATGATCATGGATCTGGTCGCGGAGAATATGGATTGGCCGGGGGCTGAGAAGATAGCCCGTCGTTTCCGCACTATGCTGGGGATCGACGAGCAGGGCAATATGCAGACGAAGGAGCCTGGACTTGACCAAATCTTCATGGAGAAGAAAATTCAGGGGACGACCCTTGGAAATGAGAAGAAGAAACTGGATATAGTGGAGAAACGTCGGGAACTCGGCGGGACGTACCAGGAAGTGGCCCATGCTGGGGCTGTAGGTGCTCTCTCCGCTTTCATGGGACAACAAGGAGGTGGAAATGGCCAGCAAACCTAAAGTAGTGAGGAAGAAAGTCGGGCACCGTCCTGATCCTAAGGGGTCCAAGGCGAGAGCTTACCTTCGGGCCAGGAAAAAAGAGCAGATGAGGAAAGCTGAGAAGAGGGACTCAATGCGGAAAAGGGGGAAAAGGAACAGATGACACTTAGAGATGGAGACATCCGCGACTTACAGCGGAAGATGAAACTGGAGGGTCGGCCCATAAAGACGAATATCTTTCGTGATGGGGTCCGGGAGTATTTCACCAACAAGAGGAATGAGATCGTGGAAGAGCGCAAGGACACGGGGGAGGTCGCAACCCCCCGCGATCGAAACCTCAACAAGCCGGAAAGGCGGAGGAAAAGAATCTAATGAGCGGAGAACACATACCGGGGACAACCCCCGCACCAGGCGAGAACAACTCCGAGGCCTCGCCAGCCTCCCAGGTCACCGAACCTGCCAACACTGACAAGGGCGGAGTACAGGAACGAATTAACATCTTAACCAAGAAGAGGCGACAGGCCGAGAGGGAAGCGGCATACTGGCGCGGCAAAGCTGAGGCTACACCCCCAGCGGAACCGGCAGCTCCCGCAACCCCCGCAACCCCGAAAGCTGAGGACTTGAATCCAGACGACTTCGACAGTCAAGCGGATTACCTCAAGGCATTTGCCAAAGCGACGAGGGAAGAGGCCAGGGCCGAGATCCAGCAGGAGGAGACAAAGCGCAGGACCGCAGAGTCCCAAGCTCAAATCAACAGGTCTTACTCCAAGGGTCGAGAGGCTCATGATGACTTCGATGAGGTCGCGCTGAGTCCCACGGTCCCCGTCACTCAGGTCATGTTTGACGCGGCCATGGGCGAGAATCTTGATAAGGTGCTGTACTACCTTGGATCAAACGTGGAGGATGCGGCAAGGATTGCGGCTCTCCCCCCAACCCAACAGATTAAGGAGGTCGGACTGCTCGAGGCTAAGCTGACAGCAGAACCACCGGCCAAAACAACAACCAATGCTCCCGCTCCCCCCAAGACCGTGGGGGGAGGGGGAAACCCACCCCCAGTGGACGAGACCAAAATGTCTCGAGCCGAACTTCACGCGAAGTGGGAGAAGGAGCGGAGAGCCAGAGCAGGAATAAGGTGACCTAAATGGCAGCAGATACTTTTTTAACTCATAGTATGATCGCGGAGCGAGCGCTCTTCGATCTGCAGAACAACTTGACCATGGCTCAGAATGTGTACCGTGGGTACAACTCTGAATTTCAAACGGCAATCGGTGGATACAAGAAGGGTAACTCCGTGACTGTCCACCTGCCCAATAAGTTCCGGACGAAGGCCGGACCTACCCTCGACACTGTTGGGGTCCAGGAGCAAAGCACGACAGTGACCGTGGACGTCCACCGCCACGTTGGCCTCGACTTTCTGGAGACCGACCTGACCCTGTCCATCGAGGATTTCAGTCGGAAGTACACGAACCCCGCGACCATCGCACTTGCCAACTACGTCGATCTTGGGGGCTGCTCCGAGTATGTCAACATCTACAATGAGGTCGGCACCGTTGGCACAACCCCCTCAACTTTCGGGGTTCTGGCCGATGCCGCTCTCCGGATGGACAATGAGGCTGTCCCCAGAATGGACCGAGTGGCCATCCTGAGTCCCAAGGCCCACTGGTCCATGGCGGATGGGGAACTCAAGTCCGTATTCCAGCAGAACATAGTGGATACAATGGTTCGGAGGGGGTTCATCGGCAATTTTGCCCTGATGGACTTCTTCATGGATCAAAACATCCAGACCCATACGGTGGGGACCTGGGATGCCGGTTCGACCGGAGTGATGAATGGGGCGACCGCTGAAGGGGCCACGTCCCTAGTTACCAACGGATGGGCCGCTACCACTGCGATTCTGAAACAAGGGGATATCCTCACGGTAGCTGCAGTTGTCGGTGTCAATCCCATCTCGGGTGCCGCCTGGGAAGGTAATGAGCTGAGGCAATTCGTCGTGACCGCAGATGTCTCTTCTGTCGGTTCAGACGCCACCATTCCGATCTCACCGAAGATCTATTCCTCTGCCGCAAGCGAGGACGTCCTTCCCTACCAGACCGTAGTGACCCTGCCTCAAACCGGGGCGGCTCTAGTGGTTCGGGGATCGGATGCCACCGGATACCCGAAGAATCTTGCCTTTCACCCTGATTGCTTCGCTCTGACCATGGTACCCCTGAAGAGGCCCAAATCGGCGGGACAGTCGGTCATGTGGGCACAGGCATCGGATCAGCAGCTTGGTCTGAGCATTACGGTCAGCACCGGATTCAACATCAGCAGCTACCTGGAGAACACCAGAATGGACATCCTGTACGGTTGGGATACCATTCGTCCAGAGCTGGGCGTCCGGATTACCGGCTAAAGTCTGAGTACTCACAGTTAACCCAAGTGGGGAGGCTAACCCCTCCCCCTTTTTAAGGAGATACCATGAAAAAGTTCACGTTAGGAATTTTAACCGTGGCACTTATTGCCACATTTGCATATGCGGGTCTCAGGGATAGATCCTCGCAGATTGAGCTGTTTGGGGCTAAGACTTCCCCTGGCAACTATATCTACTTCCCTGAAATCGCATCAGCCCCCGCAACTCCGGCTACCGGCTATGGAGCCGTGTCGGTGAGGGGCAACGACATTTACTTCATAGACGACCTGGGCGTGGAAACCAGCATGATCGGTGCCGCGTCCGGTGGAGCCTCAAATCTGGACGAGGCCTACGACGGGGGCGGAGCCGGTGCGGGTAGAACCGTCACGGTGGATAACGATGCTGTTATCCTCAACGGAGCTTCCGATGGCAATAACGTCCTGGAGATGACAAAGGCTGGTGGTGCTGGTAACGTAATCGACATCGCCAACTCCGGGACCGGGAAGGATATCGACGGAACCAGTTCAACGTGGAGTTTCACCAAGGCTGGGGTCATGACCTTGGCCAATGGTCTGACTGTGGACAATGGAACTAACAACGTCCTTAGCTTCGTGGAGAACTCGGAGGACATCGACATAACCTTTGCGAACAACGTCATCGACTTCAGTACCGACACTGGTGCTGTCCAGTGGGATCTATACGATGGGGTAGCGTCTACCTTGACGAAAGCGGCTGATGGTGCGGCTGATGACCTGACAATTTCCGTGACCGGGGCGCAGGATTCGAGCCTCCACCTTGCCTCTGCAGGGACCGGGGCTGACGCTCTGACCCTGACGACTTCCGCTGGCGGTATCGACCTGACCGTATCAGGAGGGGCTGCTGGTGAGGATATCGACCTGACCGCCGATACCAGTATCAACCTCTCGTCAACTGAAAATGCTGGCTCGGCCATCAAACTCCTGACAAACGGCGGAACCTCCGAGACCATAGTGGTGACCAACACTCAGGGGACAGGGGATGCGGCTATTGACATCAATGGCACTGCCGGTGGCGTTGACATCGACGCGGCCAAAAGCATTACCATAACTTCAGCCGAGAATACCACCGACTCCATAGTAATTTCCTCGAGTGTCGGGGGCGTTCAGATCCTGGCTGCAGCGGCTGCTGCGACGGAAGACATCCTGGTGACAGCAACCGGGTCTAGTGTCAAGGTAACTGCCACAGAAAATGCGGCTGATGCAATCGTGTTGAACGCGAGTGCTGGAGGCGTGGACATTACCGCCGCAGGTGCAGCCGGTGAGGATATTGACATCGACAACAGTGCCGGTTCAGTGAAAATCACCGGTTCTGAGGCCATTGCCGACGCCGTGGCCATCCTCGCGGACGCAGGGGGCATCGATATTACCTCCGCTGCCACCTTCGACATCGACATTACTGCGACGGGCGGGAAAATCCTCGGGGTCGCTTCTGAGGCCGCAGCGGACCAGTTCAAGATCGACGCTCAGGGGACAGTGGTCGGAGATGCCATCAACCTGGAGACATCCGATGGCGGTATCATGCTGAATGCCGACGGTGCGGCCAACGGTGATATCCAGATAAATGCGGCTGACGATGTGGAGATTGTGGCTGGCGGCGACACCATCTTCTCGGGGTCAGTAATTCAGCCCTTCGAGATTGTGATCGCTGCCAACGTCCTTACTGCTGCTGAATGCGGTAAGACCATGACACTGACTGCTGCGGCTGAATTCGAGACTACACTCCCCGCAATCTCCACAGTCACCAATGGCTGCACCTTCAGGTTCATAGTGACCGCAGCCGCTTCCGGGGCTAACTACACCGTTATCACCGGCAACACAAAAGAGGCAATCATCAACGGATTCGTCACTCACGCCGGGGCCTACGCCCAATGCGCCTCCGAGGACACTATCACCTTTGTCACGGGGAATGCAATTGGGGACTGGGCTGAGATTATCAGCGATGGGACCAATTGGATCATCAAGGGCGAAGCTGTTACCACTGACAAGTTAACCTGTACCGACGAAGCATAAGGAGGTATTATGCCAGCGAAAGTAGATCCGTACAAGCTGGCTCCAACATGGCTGTACCGGAGCAAGGACTTAAGCTCCGGGCAGCTCTTTTGGACCCAGGAGGAAGTGGACGAGGCCTGGGAGGACGGTTGGTTCGGTCCCCCCTGGCTAAGGAATGAGGCCGGGGAAGAAAAGGTCTCGGAAGAGGCCCCTGAAGCCCCCGCAATTTCAGCGGTCGAGTGGGGCACGAAGAAAAACCTCAGGGCCATGGTCAAAGCGGATACTCGCTACAAAGGCCTCAAATTCTCGGGCAACATGACCGTCGAGAACATGATCAACGCTCTCGTCGAGTATGAGGTCCGCAAAGGAATAGGGGAGGACGACTGATGTCGAGCTATAGCGCCAACGACATTATCGAGAAGGCGGCGGTCAAGGCCAGAGTAACGGCCCCCGGAGAGTCACTCCCTGCTGCCAAGGCCAGCGCAATCTACGAGGCCCTAAATGATCTCCTTGAGGCGTGGACCCTTGACAACCTGACGATCCTCTACGATACGGTAGAGTCTCAGGCCATGGTCTCAGGCCAAGCGGAGTACACCTGGGGGTCGGGAGGAGATTGGACCTCCGACCGACCCCTGGAGCTTCGCGATGAAACTTTCGTGAGGCAGGGGAACGTGGACTATCCTATCCGATTCCGCCCCCTGGAACATTACAGGCGGAAACACACGAAATCGACGGGGGCGAGGCCCAGGATCATAAGCTATGATCCAGAGTATCCCCTTGGTCGCGTCTACCTCTGGCCGACTCCGGTCACTAACAACAGCATCTATATCCGGAGCCTGAAGCAGGTGACGGAATTCACGGACCGGACCACGTCCGTTGCCCTGCCCCCAGGATACGCTCGGGCCATCATCTCCAACCTCGCAGTTGAGATATGCCCCGACTTTGGAAAGAAGATCCCCAAGGCTCTGGCCTATATCGCGGACAAGAGCCTTAAGGCGGTCAAGAGCCAGAACACGAAACCGAGGGCGATCCAGAGGCCGGAGGAATTGGCCGCTATGACCAGGACCGGAAGGGGATACCTGCTTGATATACAGTCGGGTCCGTTCTATTAAGGAGATGTTATGCCGCTAAGTAAGAGAACAAATCCGGGGGTCTACAAGCTCCCAATCAAGACGGAGATCAAGAAGTCCCTTGGGGGCTTCACCATCGTCGGGAGGAGAGACACCGGGGTCATGGTAGAGTCGGCCAGCACCTGGAATGAGGCTGAGGCCAAGGCCAAAATCATGAGGGGGTCCAATGAGTCAAAGGATTGAAATTCCCTTTTGCGGTCCATGGGGAGAGTCGGTTTCCAAGATTCTGTCCCCCGAGGACTGCATAAACCTGTTCCCCCGACCCTACGCCAAGGCCACTGGGGCCGACGGAATGGCCCTGTTCGGGACCCCAGGCCTCGAGCCTTGGGTCACCCCCGGATTGTCTCAGGGGGTTAGGGGAATTCTTAAGTATGGAAACTATATCTACGTTGTGGCGGGGAGTGGATTCTACCGGATCGACAAAGATGGGAACTCGACGGAGATTGATACTGGACTATTCGGAGGTACAGGTCCGGTCAGTATGGACACAAACGGGTTGGATATAGTAATAGTTGATGGGATAAAGGGCCACTGTTACGACTTCACTACTGCCACTATCTCCGAGATAACTGACGCTGATTTTCCGGTGTCCGATGTGGTGGTACACATTGATGGATATTACCTCGTAAACCGGCAGGGGACGGGACAAGTGTATCGCTCGGATTACCAATCCGGTTCGTCCTGGGGCGGTCTCGCCTTCTCCACTGCTGGGGCCAACCCCGATAACGTCGTCTCCCTCCTGGTTGATCACAACGATGTCTACGTCTTCGGGGAGGTCACGACGGAAATCTGGTACAACACCGGATCCGCAACCTTCAACTTCGCCCGAATCCCTGGAGCTATAATCGACCAGGGAATCAACGCGACCCATGCTGTCTGCAGGATCAACAACGCGGTCTATTCCCTCGGGCTGGATCAGTTCGGTCAGGGGCAAGTCTTCGAAGCCGTAGGTCGACAGCCCAGGGTCATATCGACCCAGGAAGTCTCGGAAGAGCTGGAGACCTACACCCTCACGGACGCATTCCTCTGGTCCTATCAGCAGCAGGGACACTCTTTTGTCGTCTGCCAGTTCCCGACCTCGGAATCGACCCTGGTTTACGACAGCAGCACAAAGCTTTGGCATCGGAGATCCTCCAGGGTCAATGGACTCGACGTTCGCTGGAGGGGTCAGTGTCACGCCCTACTCAAGGGAGAACACATAGTTGGAGACGACTCGAATGGTAAGCTCTACAAGATGAAGACGGACGTCTACACGGACAACGAAGGGGATATGATAGCTACCCGGGCATCCCGCGTCCTTCGAGACCTACAGGATCGAATCACCATCGACGAGTTTCAACTGTACAATGAGCCTGGGGTCGGTACCTCCGGGGGCGACTCGCAGGACTCTGACCCCCAGGCCATTTTTGACTGGTCCACGGACGGGGGTCGGACCTGGAGCAACGAACATGACATTCCCCTCGGCAAGATCGGGGAGTATGAGAATCGGGCCAACTGGCATCAGCTTGGGCAGGGGAGGAATTGGGTCCTCCGCGTCCGTATCTCCGCAGCAGTCAAGCGGATAATTCTCGGCGCTTACGTCGAATTTGAAAAGGACGACACCGGTGACTAAACTGTATCTACCGCCACTCCCTCGGGGAGAGATGTACGTCGGTGGGATTATGACCATCGAGTGGCAAAACTTCTTCCGCGACCTGTACAATCGAGTCGGCGGGGAGTCCGGTCCAGTGGACCTGGAGGACCTCACCCAGCTCGTAGTGTCTCAAGCGTTCGGGACACCCCCCGCTGTTGAGGCACGGCTCAAGGCCCTCGAAAAGGCTGAGGCCATGTCTCCCGGCCCTCCCGTGGGGTACGAGAAGCGACTCGAGGCCCTGGAGCAGCGGTTCGGATCGCTCCCGCTGCCGACCGTGGGTCTCGCGAAGCGGATTGAGGCTCTGGAGAAGGCAATGGCCCCATCCCCGACCTCCAAGCCTCAGGGGCTAACCCTCGACTTTCTCGACTCTCGGGTTCCGTTCAACTACTATCTGCCGACCCCGGTGTGGGATGACCTGAGGTTTCCCGTTGGGTCAGTTCGAGGGGGTGGGGCTTTCGACACGACACCGACAGCGTACAAAGGGGGGATAGTGGAGGCCTTCTCAACCGGCCCCAACAATGAGTCGATCCAGTGGATAGCGCAATTGCCCCACGCGACGAAATTGAACCCGACCCTGGAATTTCATATGCACTATGTCCTTCCGGCGGCAGGTGCAGGTGCAGGTGTTGAGAACATCAAGTTTGATTTTACATATTCCTGGGCCGACATCAACGATTCGTTTCCAGCGGAGACATCGGAATCCGAGACCTTGGATGTCCAGTCCCTGTCCGCTGACACCCACTACCTGCTGGACTGGGATATTGATATGACGGGAGCGGGATCCGATGTCAGTTCGATCCTCATTTGTTCCCTGACACGGGACGTTGGAGTGGCTAACGACTATGCCAGTTCCGTTTACTTTTTGGAGGCAGACTTTCACATTCCCCTCGACACTTTTGGGTCCAGGGAAGAATACGTCAAATAAGGAGATGACATGAGCGTAACAATGAAGAATGCCTATATGGCGCAACCAGCGGCAACGGATACGACACTGTATACCTGTCCAGCCAATACACAGGCGAGGGTATTGAAATGTACCGTGACGAATGACACCACGACTGCCGCGACCATCAGCTTCAACAAGGTGCCGAGCGGGGGAAGTGTTGGGGTCACGAACCTGATCATGAACGCGAAGGCAATCGGGTCGAAGGAGACGTATGAATGCCCTGAGGTCGTGGGCCAAGTCCTGGACGCAGCGGACTTGCTCAGTGCCATTGCCAGCGTCGCGGACCAACTGACCGTGGCCCTGGATGTAGTGGAGGTAGTCTAATGGAAAGCCTACTGAGAATGGAGGAAGTCGGACCCCCGACTGAGGATAGGATTGAGGAGATTGAGGAGCAAATGCTCGAGTTTCCTCAGGCCGATTGCCCCGTGATTCATACCTTCGGCCCTGGAGTCTACATCCGGGAGTTGAGGATGAAGAAGGGGACGGTGATCATAGGTCGGGAGCAGAGGTTCCAGCACATGAACATTTTCCTGAGGGGGAAAGTCAAAATGATGGCCCCTGATGGAAGCATGAAGACCCTGGAGGCCCCCATGATGTTCGTGGGGGAGCCGGGACGGAAGATGGGCTATGTCCTGGAGGACGTGGTCTGGCTTAACATCTATGGGACGGATGATAGGGATGTGGAGTTGCTGGAGAAGACGTACTTCGTGGATAGCCCAATCCGGAGGAAGAGGAATGAGACTAGGGCCAAAATGAGGGCGCTGGAATATGCCTCTGCCCTCAAGGACCTTGGGGTAACGCCTCAGCAGGTGGAGGATGAGTCAAGGAACCTGCCGATGCTGGACTTCCCCTTCGGATCTTACAAGATCGGGGTCTTTCCCCAGGCCATAGCGGGAAGGGGAATCTTCGCGACTGCAGAGATAGAGGAGGGGGAAATCATAGCCCCTGCGGCCATTGCCGGGATCCGGACCCCAGCCGGTAGGTTCACGAACCATAGTGACAACCCGAACGCCAAGATGGTCAAGGCTGAGGGCAACGTTTATCTTGTGGCCCTCAAGAGGATCGAGGGCAGCAAGGGCGGAGACGTCGGGGAGGAGATAACGACTGATTACCGCGAGACAAGGAAGGAGATATCATGTCAGGAGTAGCAACAGCAGTAATTGGAGGGGCAGTTGTCGGAGCCGGGGCCTCCTACCTAGCAGGAAAGGAACAATCCAAGGCCATAAAGAAGTCCGGCGATGCTCAGGCCGCAGCGATGATGGCCTCTCAAGAAATGCAACTAGAGTTCCTCCGGGAGCAGAGAGCTGATATTGCCGAGGCCGTAGAAGCAGGACTTATCGACCTGGAATCGGGGATCAATGCAGCTATTGCAGAGATGAGACCTGAGGAGCGGCTTGGGGCAATCCAGAACTATGCGAATCTGCTACAAGACCCAAGTGCCGTGTTCCAGCGTCCTGGGGTCCAGTACCAGTATGATAAGGGGATCGAGGCACTACAGGCCGGGTTCTCAAGAACAGCGGGAGGGGGCATGTCGGGTCCGGTACTTCAAGCGGCCCAGGAGTACGGCCAGAACTTTGCGGCCATGGCCCTGGACGCTGAATTGTCCCGACTCGAGCCTCTAATGAACATCGAGACTGCAGCGAGGTCCAGGATCTCAAACCTTGAGGCAGACCGGGGACGGATGATGGCAAACCTGAGGTTGACGGGGGCAACGGGGACCGCAGGGGCGACGGGGGCTGCGGCCCCTGGGATAGCCGCAACAATAACCGGAGCTGGGGCAGCAAATGCCTGGAGCAAAATCCAAAGGGCAAACGTGGGTACCAACGTGATGTCTGACCTTACCAACATCGGGGTCGATCTGGCCAATATGATCGCATACAACCCCGGGCTTTTCTCAAACTTCGGGTCAAGAGCAGGAGCGGGATATAATAGTCCTCCAGTCCCAGCGGGAAGTGGATATACCCCCAGCAGATAAGAAAGGAGAATAAGATGCCAGCAGGAAGAACACTAAGTCCTATTCAGGGGATACAGCAGAACCCCCTGGGAGTAACAAGATTCGAGGCTCCCGACGTTGTTAATTCTGCGGCCAGGGCGATCCAGTTCAGGGATATGATGAAACCCGAGGAGGCTCAACCCCTGAACGCTGCGGCGGTCCAACTCCTAAAGCTACAGGAGGAGCAGAGGAAAGCTCAAGCCGGGGAGAAGATAGCGCAAAATGAGTTTGCCCTGTCGGTCCTCTCGGGGGTCAATTCTGCTGAGGATTGGGAACGGGCGAAGGGGATCATGATCTCCCGTTATCCCGAGATGCGCCAGTCGATTGAGACGAGTTTCCCCGAGTATCACCCGAGGAACGTCGAGTTGATCCGGAACGCCCTAATGGACGAGACGCAAAAGCTGAAGTCCGAGGAGTTGGGGATAGAGCGGTACAAGGCCGTGACGGACAGGGCCAGGGCCGAGAGTGAACAATATGGTCGGGCCACGGAGAGAAAGAAGTCGGAACTTCGGGGCTTCGCTCCAGGGACGGAGGTCATGTATCACCCGGAAAGCGGAGAGGCCGAGAGCCTGGGGCAGGTGGCATTCAAATCTGCAGCCCCTGAGGGCTTCGAGCTTTTTGAGGACGCGGAGGGGAACCAGGGGTATATCCGAGAGGGAGGCAAGATCCCCGAAGGCTGGACTCGGGTTGAGAAGGGTCCTGGGGTCAGCGTCCGAGTCGACACGGGCAATAAGCTGACGACCGGGGTCAAGACCCAGCTCCAGAAGGATATCATCAAGGGGAGCCAGAACGTCCAGAGCTTCAAGAAGACAGGGGAATTGTTTAAGCCCTCATATCTCACGTGGTGGGGCAAAGGTGACAAGGAAGTGGCCCAGCTCCTGGACAAAGCGGGTCTGGCATCCAAGGCACAGAAGAGACTGCTGAAGGAGCGGAATAAGTGGTTCCTCCGAGCGAAGAACGACTTCATTGCATTCCGGAAGTGGGCAACTGGCGTCGCAGGTGGGGAAAAGGAACTGGCCGAGATCGCCACGGCCTTTCCGGATCCGGTGAAGAACAGCCCGACGCAATACCAGTCGAATCTCCAGGCGATAGAGCAGACGACCAAGGAGATCCTGAAAATGAACCAGGACTTCCTGAGCCTCGACATTGATATGGACATGCCCATTGCCGACATCCTCCGGGCTGCACAGGAAGTGGGAATCCCGCTGCCTCCGGGGACTAAGGTTGGGGAGCCGGGGTCTCCCGAGGAGACGACGCTCTACTTTAATACCCAGGGACAAGAAACCGACAAGGACGGAAAGGTGATAGAATGAAGGTAGAAGTTGAAGGGATTGGGACCCTCGAGTTCCCAGACGGTACGTCGAAGGATGTGATTGCCGAGACTGTCCGCAAGAAGCAGATGGATAGTGTCGGGGGCGGAGGCTTCATCGGCTCCATGTCCCCAGAACTCCCAGAGCCAGGGAAGGTTGGAGAGGCCCTGGTCCAGGAGGCCCCTGCAGTTGGAGGCCTCGTAGGGACCGGACTTGCTCTGGCCTCAGGGGCCGGGACTATCCCCACGATTATTGCGCTCCTTGCCGGAGCCGCTGGGGGCGAGAGCTTCAAGCAGACGTTCCAGGTCATGTCGGGGTCTGAGGCCGCGCCGAAGAACAATTGGGAGTCCTGGACCCGAATCCGCGATGCTGTGGCCGTTGAGGGCTACGGGGAGCTTGCCGGTCTCGGTCTCGGAAAACTCGCGAGTGTCGGAGTCCGGAGGCTTCAGCCGAAGATGACCGGAGCCGCAAATCGAGCGAAGCAGTACTTCAAGGACCGAATCCCCAGCGTGACGTTGCTGCCCAGTGAGATGGCCGACTCCCCAGGACTCACGACGATTCAGAACATAATCGAGTCGAGTTACACGGGGGGTGGTACCTTCGCCAAGTTCAGGTCGAATCGGACTGAGGCCATGAATGAGTTTGCCGACGGCCTCATTGACGAATTTGGCTCTCGGACCAGCCCGACGGAGTTGGGGGAATTGTACCTGGACGTGCTCAACAAAAAGAAGGGGTTTCACTCGGGAGTCTCGGAAGTATTGTACAATGGAGTGAAGGAATACGTCGAGCGGAATGGGGGGAAGCGGCTGGAGCCGATCTATGACACCGCCGTGAGACAGCGGGTCTATCACGGGAGGAAGGGGCACTTGAGGGAAGCCTCAAGGCACGGAGATCTGGGGGTCCACTTCACTGAGGATCTACCTACTGCCTCCGACCTTGCCTCTGGAGAACATTTGATTCGAGAGTTCGGAGCAAAGAAAGCCGGACCCCCTCCGGTCGGAATAGTCCATGGGGCCATCATCGAGCCAAACAAATACCTGGAAGTTCCGGACCTAACAAATTGGACTGAGGGGGAAGTCAGGGCACTCCTCAAGGAGAGGGGAATAGAGATAGGACAAAAACCTTTCCACGGCAAATGGGAGGTCTTGGACCCCTACAAACTCGAATTTGACGATGACGAGTATACTTGGATAATAAAGGCGACAGGGGAGGAAATTGAACCGGGACACTTCGCGACTGATCAAGCGGGTCACATAATAGATCATATGGGTGAGAGGGTAGTTCCAGTAAAGCCATTTTCAGGATCCAAGTCAACCGAAGGCCCCGAGGCCATATGGGAGGCTTTGGACGCTGCGGGGTATGATGGAGTCCGGTATGTCAATCAGTTTGAGGGTCCGGAGGGATCCTGGAGTTACATCATGAGTCCGGAGAAGGCCCTGGACGGTTCAGTGGCGAGACGTGCGGGGGAAGGCATGACCTCGGAGGTCTTCGAGCAGGGTGCTCCGGTCCTGGTCCCGTCCGCAAGCCTCAAGAAGTTTGCCGGTCCCCTCCAGAAGGTCGGGGAGGAGCTGGACAACCTGGGTCGAGCAAACGCGGGGGATGACCTCGTGGATACGGTTATGGGCTACGGGGACGAGTTGACCCTTGAAGCGGCCCTGGCTCTCCGGTCCCGACTCCGCGCTCGAATCGACGAGTTCAACGTGCTGAACAAAAAGGCCCCGGCAATTGGGGTCGCGAAAAAGATGATAGGCCTGTTGGATGAGGCAATTGAGTCGAGCCTTGGGAAGATGCGAGGCGTAGACATGCCGGGGGCAGGACCTAGGCCTCTTGACTCCGACCTGCAAGCGACCTCCGCCACGGGTCGAGCCTACGAGATGGCCGCAAAGTCCACGGACAAAGCGGCGGACATGAAGTGGCTCGATATGAAGAGGCTCGAGATGGAAGGCCTGTCCGCTGGGCATTTGGAGCAGGGGAACTTCCAGGAGGCTATGGACGTCGGCATGGAAGGGCAGATGTACCGTGAGGCCTGGGAGGCATTGGATGGGCAAGCGCAACATGCGGACGGGCTGGCCAAGGCGAAAGAACTTCTAGGGAGAGGGGAAGACGTCTCCGGTATCGTCAGGTCCAAATACAGCACAGAAGAAGCGGATGATATCCTCTTAGCGTTTGATAAAATGTCCAAAGACCCAAAATCCGTTGAATCCAGCCTCAAAGGCCTTGGGGAGATGTATGGACCTGAAACGCGAAACTTGTGGTTAAAGTTTAAAGGGAAAAGCCCAGTTGGTCCATTCAAGGACGCGTGGACTCCTGCTGTGAACTATAGGGGTAAGACATATACTGGACGAAACCACGGAGAGGCCTATCAGGCCTGGATGGATGCTAATCCTGGGCGCAAAGATGCTCCAGTAGAGGGGTGGTCCAAAGGAGACAAGAGATTTGAGGCTGGTGGGTCAGATGTCAATATGGAAAGGATGGGTACAAAAGAGAAAGTATGGAGTGATAAAGATAAGAGATTCTATTATCCAGATAAGTGGGAATCTACCGCTGGGGTTGCGAAGGCTGATCCCAGGACCGTGGGACAACAAGCCGTGGACCGCTGGCGCACCGCTAACACCTTCTACCGGGAGGGTCAGGAGTCCTTCAATAACACGATGCTCCGGAGGCTGGTCAAGAAGGCGAGAGACGAGGGAACAGGCCCTTCGACCTTGGCCCCCGCGATCTTCAAGCCGGGGAACGTGGACGTCGTCAAGAGGGTCTTCAGGTCAGCGGACGAGAACACCCGGAAGCACCTGCGGGGCTTCTTCATGGAACATTTGCTTCAAAAGAGCACTGACACCGGAGGCATCATCCAGGGGCGAAAGCTTATCAACAACCTCGTGGGGAAGCCTAACAGCTTTGGGGATCCCATGCTCCACGAGATCCTGAGTCCGTCCCAGGTTGCGGACCTCAAGGCCTTTGGGGAGGCCCTAGACCTGACGCAGCAGAAGGGTTCGGGGTCCGGTTCGATGCTTATCCAGTTTACCCAGGCCGGAATGGTCGGGGCTATGTTCATGGGCGAGATGAATACGGCAGCGGCCACGACCCTGATCGCTCCTGCAGTTCTCGCGAAGATAATGACGAAACCTTGGGGTCAGAGGCTTGTGACCGATGCGGTCCTCAAGTCTGGGGATCCCACCAAATTCACTGGGGCAATGGCTCGGCTCATAGCCGCAGCAGCCCGAATCAGAAAGGAAGAGTATAATGAAGAGGAATAAGTTTTGGAGTTTTGTTGGTATAGCGGCAGCAGTCTACCTCGTCCTGCTTGTGGCATTCCACTCGTCGCTCGTCCTCGGAGCGACGACAGCGACCCTGGCCCCCCAGCCCCTATTCACGGCTCTGGATGCTAACGGGGATCCATATGTTGGGGGCAAACTCTACACGTACGAGACCGGGACCACGACTCCGAAAAGCACCTGGACAGACTCAACAAAGGGCAGTGCCAACGCGAACCCCGTAATCCTCGACTCTCGGGGCCAAGCGGACGTCTGGATTGACTCCAGTGATGGGGCATACCGATTCCGGCTCCTCGACTCCAGCGACGTCACTATCTGGACCGTCGACGGAATAAAGAGCGGAGATGACCTCTCGGCCCTCACGGCCTTAGTCCACCCGGACGTGGCGGACCTCGTGTCGATCTACGACAATTCTGCTTCCGCTGGTAAGGCCATTTCGGTCCTCAACCTGCTAGGGAACATCTGCTACCCGAACTACGCTGCGGCAAACCATGGGGTCACTGGAAGCTCCGACACGATCAAGTATTGCGTCGACACCATCGGGTCTAACGGGGGAATAATCCGTTTGAGGAACAACTCCGGGTCTGCCCGGACTGAGTATGCCCTGGGGACAGCGGAGACGATCGGCGCGACTATCATCCTGAGTTTTGAGGAGGGAGCAGAAGTGAAGCCGGGAGCGGCTATTACCCTGACCCTGGCGAAGCCCGAGAACATAGAGGCCAGGAGCAAGCAGCAGATATTCGACCTCGCCAGCAACTCCACGACCCCTGTGGCCTTCACAGCCGGTGGCGTGGCCTACCCCGAGTGGTTTGGGGTCGACGGAACCGCCGATGACGTGCCGATAAACGCGGCGGTCACGGCTCTCCCCTCGGGGACAGTGCAGTTGCAGGAATACACCTATAACATAACCGCTGCCATTGCGATGAAGAGCAACGTCAACCTGAGGGGTCGGGGGGACTCCAGCCTCCTTCAAAACGGGGCGAACACGAACACTATCGAGATAGACGCAGACAACAACATCAGGATATCGGACCTCAAAATTGACGGACAAAAGGACACATATACATCGACCGTAGACACCAACTCTGGGATCCACGGACTCGCGAATGGGACAGGGTCTACTGGAATAACGATCGAGAACGTCTACATCATAGACATGGCAGTTTCGGGGATCCAAATCCTGGCTCAAACGGGGTCCCACTCAAGTGATGTTAAAATCGTGAACAATAGGATCCACGACTCTGGTGCACATGGAATTATAACCCAGGATTACGTAGATGATGTCTTGATCCAGGGAAACCGAGTCGTCAACTGGGGCGACACCGTCGACAACCGAATTGCCATTGCGTCAGGTCGAGACAGTACAAACCAGCAGATATTGGGCAATTATATCGAGTCAGACGGGAATGAGGGGGGAGTTTCCTGTCACGCCATATCCATCGACAGTTCCGACAACTTTGTCATTGCCAGTAACATTATAAATGGGACGAATGCCTACGGGATAGAGGTTGGGTTCAGCGAGAGGGGTGTCGTCTCCGGGAATGAGATCCACGGAACTGGGAGGGCCGGAATTACGGTCATTGGAGATGATACCACCAGTTTGATTTGTAACAATGTCTCGATTACTGGCAATAGCATCTATAATTCAACGCAACAGGGGATATACATCAACGTCAACAATTACGTCGATGATACCCATCAGAATATTACGGTAACCGGAAATAACATCTTCGACGCCGGCAATAGCACCAACGTCGCTATCCACGTGCAGTACGTGACTAACTTCAACGTCTCAGTCAATACCATAGTGGACGCATACAAAGCGGCTATATATATCCAAAATGCGGACTATGGAGTTGTCTCCGGTAACATGATCAAAAATGCCAACACCAGCGCAACTGCGGGGATGGATCAGGGGGTCGATTTGGTATCCTCGACCTACACGGTGGTCAACGGATATCTGATTCGGGATTTTACTGGAGTGTCGACGAGCGGCACTGGAGAGGATACCCTGCAGACCCTGACAATCCCGCAAAACTATGCGCAGGATTGGGCTGGGTTCAAAGTGAAGGCCTATGGCATCAAGACTGGATCCAACGGGAATAAAACCTTGAAGTTCCACTGGGGTTCAGGAGCATACACATTCAACGCAGCCGCAAATGACACAAATGATTGGCTGATTGATGCCACGGTCTTGTTTAATTCCCAGGTGTCTCAGAGAGTATCATGGCTTGGGTGGAATGGGACAACCCCGCTCCAGGGGGTCGAAGCAGATACGGAGGATTTGTCTGCTGGGGCTATTGTCACGAAGATAACGGGGGAATGTGCCGACGCCTCAGACTCAATCATTATTACTGCCTGGATGGTCGAACTGTTCTAAAGGGTTGGGGTCCAGGACTTCATGGACCCCCACTTCTTCCCGACTTTGAAATCAACATCGAGTGGGACCTGGAAACCCTTGGGTCCCACGCTCTCCATTACTGCCTTGATCTCTGGAATAACAACTGGGATCAGAGGCTCCGCCATTTCCCAGACGATATCGTCGTGAATCTGAATGAGGGGGCGGACCTCTCCATCCCAGGGGCGGTAGACTGGAACGAGCTGCCCCATAGCCTCCTTTATTACCCCCTGTGCCCCCATCTGAATCGGGGCATTCCCCGCTTGCCTCTCCGCCTCGATCCGGATCCACTTGTTCGTACTCCTTATCCCTGGGATGTACCGAATCCGACCCCAGCAGTCTCGGACGTAACCTCGACGCTTGGCCATCTCACCATTCCGCTTCATGTAGGCCGCAATGCCGCTGTAGATCTGGAACCAAGACTGTATCATGTCCTCACAATCCGCAACAGTCCAATCCCCGGCCCGTGAGACCGCCAGTTCCCTCTGCAATCCCTGGGCCGAAATCAAGTTGAGGATGCCGAATCCTACACGTTTCGCGGGATACCGATGCTTCATCTCGTCGAGGTCCGAGACCGGAACACCAAACATGTCGGACGCTGTCATTGAGTGGATGTCCAGGCCCTCGTGGAAGATCCGGAGCATCTTGGGGTCCTTGGACTCCGACGCGGCCACTCGCATCTCCACCTGGGCGTAGTCCCCTGAGACCAGGACGTTGCCCTCCTCGGCCTCGTAGCAGTCCCGGACCATGCGGCCTTCCTCCGACCTCACCGGCTGGGCCATCAGGTTCGGGTCGCTCGACGAGAGCCTTCCGGTGGCAACCCTCGTGATCCGGAGGGTCGTGCGGACTCTCCCGTCCGACTCGACCTTCTTGGGGATAGTGTCGGCGTAGCTCGTCTTGAGCTTCTGGTACTGCCTCCACTCGATGATCTTCGCGACGATTGGGTGGAGACCGAGGTAGCGGGAGAGGATATCATTCGCCGTGGACTTGTTCCCTCCCTTCTTCGCCCGAAATCTTCCCCCTTTCTCCGGGAGCCGAAGGACGTCATAAATGAGCCGCGACATTTGGGGATAGGACAGAGGGCTTATTGCTTGCCCCTGCAGGTGATGTCCAACCATCTTCTGCATCGACTTGGCAATCGTGTCCATCCACTCCTGAAAATACTGGCTGAGCCTCTTGAAGGCCTGGAGGCTCACGGGCATCCCATTCGCCATCATGTCCACGACCATGGGGACCGCCCTCATATCTCGTCGGAAAGTATCCTCGAGGCCCATTGATTTAATGCGTCCCATAAGGAGTGGGTAGAGTCGAATTGTTGCATCCGCGTCTCGAGCGGAGTAGTGGATTGCCTCTGCCCTTGGGATGTCACTAAGGTCAGCTTCTCGCAGGGGTCCAAGCAGATCCACGACTTGCTCGGTCCCGTCCATTTTGCGCCAACGGGACCAAGGATCCACATCCTGTCCCTCTGCAATCTGTGTGAGCAAGCGGCTAACTTTCCTTGTGATGTTCTGTGGTTGTCTGACATGCGGTTCTCCTTTCCGCCACTCGAGGACGGGTTCGGGGTCGGGCCATTCGAGAGAGGCGACGGTCTCGAGGTAATCCAGGGCCATCTCCCGCGTCCTGGCCCCAACCATCTCCTGATAGGCACTCATCTCCATCCCCAAGTGCCTGAAGGCGAGGGGTTTGAGGCCCTGGGGTTCCGACTGCAGGAGATAGGCCATGACCATCGTGTCATCTATCCGGGCCGGTTCGATCCCCATCTGGGCAAGCACCGGGATGTCGTAGAGCGAGTTGTGGATGGCTGTCCGTACCCCACGGGAGGCCAAGGAGACCCCCAGAGCCTCGAGGGCCGAGCCAGAGGCCGCGTCCACGACCCAGGCCTTTCCGGGGACTACGGAGAAGCTAAGACACCAAGGCTTCTCCCGCGCCCACTCCGTGTCCACAGCCACGACCCCTGGGACATACCAATCCTCGCCCTCCAGGGCAAATCGGACGTCTGTTGGGGTTTTGGCCTCCCGGTAGACCTCCCGCCCTTTCCACTCGTCCGTTGGGGGATGAGGCTCGATCTTGCCCTTGAAGGTGTCCCCTGCGGCCTTCATGTCGACGTGGAATAGGATCATCTGCTCCGGACTGTGCATACCCGCTGCGGGGTGGTAGGATGGAAGGACCGTGGTCTCGAACCCGAGGACGTTGACCGGCCTCGGGATCCCGTGGACCAGCTCCATGGAGACGTCCCCGAGAAAGAAGCGGGTGCTGAGTCGGCCCATGGTGATGATCAGGCGCGGCTGCAGTTCCAGGATCTTGGGGATGAGATGGGCCTCGGCACAGGCGAGGATCTCGTCCCGGTGCGGGTCCCGGTTCCCCTCCGGATGGCATAGGCAGAGGTTCGTGAGCCAAACCCCATGCCTCGAGAGTCCGTTGATGTTCAGGTGATCTCGTGCCTCTTGTCCGGACGCACCAATGAGAGTCCTTCCGCTATCATTCTCTTCATTTCCTGGTGCCTCCGCAACCACGAGAATTCGGGGATTATGTCCGACCCTTCCTCCGTGTTCCTCTCCCCAGCAGATGCGCTTTCGGCTTTCGCACAACTCAGGACACAGGTCGCAATAGTTCCGGTGTTTCATGCGGGTCCTCCAACCAGCAGATGGGTTTGTTATGGGACCGGGCGTACTCGATTTCCCGCTCCGTCGATTCCCCGACATACCCCTCAACGTTCAGGACCAGGATGTAGTCCGCGAGGTCGATCTTCCTGAAGTGTAACACGTCGAGCTTCGCTTTGGCAAGACGTTTTGCCTCCGGAATAAAGGTCTCAAAGATGTCGTCGTCCGGAATGCTGCAGCCTGGGGCCAGGACGATTTCCCCGTTGAGGGTTCGGTCCATTGACGCGGCTTTGAAGGCGTCCGAGAATCGGGTGGATCCGCAAAGGCAAACGACTCGCGGCCTGTCCATTGGGGGGAGCTTCCCCCTTGCACCTAAAGTGTTCATATTACCTCTCCTTCTATCATTCTGATAAGTCTCCGGACCCCAAAGAGTTTCTTCCCGTTCGATCGGGGAATGAAACGCCCGGTTCCGGGCCAGTAATCGATTAATCCGTTGTAACCCTCGACGATCAGATGCGCTCCTCCGTTCTTGCTGGTGAAGGCTATCCCATGACTTTCGAGGAGTTTGGGGCTGTTGGATCGGTTTCTTGACCGATTCCTTTGGCCCTCCTCTCTCATTGCTCTAAAGTCGTCGCCAACATCTCCCATAACACCCCCTTTAGTCGATGATCACGTTGTCCCGGTACTTGTCCAGGATCTCCGCGATCTGGTTACGGAGCCATGGCCCCTGAAGTTTCGGGTGGCGTCCAGTTGCGCCCCGGAGCTTTGCCTTATCCAGGACCTCGTCCAGTTCCGCGATTAGTGCTTTCAGTTTTGGATCATTCATTATTCCTCCCCGTCCCGCTGGGATACGATCGACTCCGCCATTTTAGGGCCGATCCCGTTAAGTTTTTGGAAGTCGGAGGCCTCAGCCCCCATGAAGCTCCAGATGTCGGGGAACGCGGCCCCGATCTCCATCGCCCTTCTCCAGCCGACACCCTCGAACTGAGCTGCTATCCTCGAAACCAGTGATGGCTTCGTCAGTTTCGGGCTGTCCGGACCTCGATGCCATTGGAGATGCGACCGGTGCCGGTCCCAGGGCTTCTGCCACCAGCGGTAGCATGAGTCGAGCCAATTGGCCGTCTCCCACTTATTTGAGGTCGAGACGCAGACGACGTTGCAGATGACTTGGAGCGTGTTGACGTAGGAGTAGACGTCCCGCGCCATGAATCGGCGGGAGCCTTGGGACGCCGCAATCCACTTTCCGCCGCGACCTATCCGCTGAAGAATGCCGGATTCCCGGTCCGGACGCCAGATCCCCTCGATGATGAGGTAGGGCGTATCGTAGTTTTGGAGAAGGCCGACGAGTTGATGGCCGCTGAGTCGTCCGGTGACCATGGAGTTGAGGAAATCGAGAAGGGACTTGCGTTCGACTCCGACGATGGACTCCCCCTCTGGGCCTTGACCGACCCAGGAGAAATCGGCGAATTCCAGGTAACATGTGACACTGGGGGTGGACAGAAGAGGAGCAAGCTCTCCCGATCCGGTCCGCTCATCGACAAGGATCATCTTTCCTCCTCTTTCTTTTGGGGTCGTGGATCCCCAGGCCCCTAACCCCAGTGAATTTGGAGCCGGGGGCATTAGCTATTTTGGCGTCAAAGACCCTGTGACATTTGTCGCACATTAGGGTCATCCTGTCAGGCCTACGGTCAGGAACGGATACGTAGCGTCCTCCGCATCTGCATCCACTCGGCATCATATCACCCCCTTCTCTTTGGCCAGCCATTCGGGCATGATGACGTCGTCGCAATCCCCGACGTCGGGCCAATCCTCAAGCTGAGACTTGGGAAGCCAAACCGCCTCCGGATCCCCAAAGTCTACTAGGATCGCGTAGTCAGTCTCATGCCTTACCTCTCCGGTTATCGTTATCATGTTGTCTGTGCTGCCGTATGTCATGGATCTACCTCCTATTCCCAGGTGTCGGGGGGCAGCATCGGCAAGACCACGGCCCCAAGCCCCTGAAAGTTGCACATGTCCCCCTCCAGTTCAAAGCCCATTAGGTCCGGGTCATGCCGACAGTCCTGAATCGTGAGAGTGAACCCCTCCTCGTCGTAGTGGTCGATTTGAGCGTTGACCTGGACTAGGTACCCCGTGTCCTTGAATCCGGAGCGAGTCCACTCCCCGGTCGGAGCTGCCTTCGGCCCGTTCCCCGAGTAGACCTCTTTCATCTTGTGGAGCAGGACGAGGTTCTTGTCCCAGTTGAATGCCTCCCGGATCAAAGCGCGGTACTCGGCATTGACGGGTCCGTACTGATACGGCATGACCTGAGTCAAGCGTCCGAACCGGGCCATCCGGAGGAGTTCCCAGACCTCCGTCGCGGTGTCCACGACCATTGTCCGGATATAGTTGCTCCGGAGCATAGCCTTGAAGGCGGTCTCGAACCGGTCCCACTCGTCCTCCGCGTCGGTCTCCTCGTTCTCGACTCGAGCGACTTCGAGGACGTGGATCTCCTTGTCCCCGGTGAATTTGCCGACGACCCCCTCCATGCCGATGTCCGCATTGAAGTATGCGATGGGTCCTGGGGCTGTCATCGCAAAATGCGACTTCCCCTGCTTCTCGTGACCGGACACTGACACGATCAGTCGGGGCTTGACCCCAATCTTCTTTGCGTCCGTGAATCCGGCCTTTTGCATCATGGCTTTAGTCATTTAGTTCCTCCATTTCACATCCGACTTGGGACACCACATACCATGGTTTCCCAGCCGGTTCGTTTGTCGAGATCCAATCGCTCGGATTGTAATTGTCCGGGCAGGAAACCGGAATCTCGTAGGGTTTGGGGTCGGAGCAGCGGATGCACACGGAGCCTTCAGGGGCCAGGAGATGGTCCCCGAAGAAATTGTAATGGACCGCACAGCCCCGACACATGTAGATTTTGCCAATTGGTCTGCTCATAGCGTCTCCCCCTTATGCCAAGTCTGGAAGTCGGCCTCAGTCAAGTGATCGGATTCGGGTATATCTTTTATGAGATGTTTATGATGATGACACGCAAAATCCCCGGTATGTCGGGCCGATATTCCGGCCTTTCTCCAAATGGCGTCGACCTTCTCCGGTTTGCAGTGGTCGCAGTATATGTTTCCCGCCCTTTCCCTCTCCTTGTTTTTGATCATCCTTATCATTTGTCCCTCGCTCTCAGGATCATCTCCCAATTCCGCTCCAGCTCCCGTTGGGTAAACACGATCCGGGAGACTCGGTAGATGGGGCCAGAGCCTTTATAGTCTCCCATGCAGTGGAAGATCCTCATGATCCCGACCGTAGTGTCCAGGGCGTAGCAGTAGGACTTGAGCTGCAGCATGTAGTGGAGCTGCTCGGTCGGACAGGACTTGGTGCTCTTCCAGGTGAATTTCACTTCCTCCACGACGAGGGGGACGATCCCCGCTGGGTCCGGCCCGATTCCGTCCGGGGCAAGCCAGATACCGTCCTTCTGGATCTGTGGTGGCTTGAAGATGTACTTGTCCGCCATGCAGCGGGAATAGATCTCCTCCCAGAGGGTCCCGATCTCCGCTGTCAGTTCCATGTCGGTGAAGCCCCCCTTGCCCTTCCAGTAACCCATGTCCTTGAGAAGGGGTCGGGTGAGATCCGACAGGTGCGTCCCCTTTTGCCTTGGTTCGTCGTCGGGCCAAATGACCCCTGGCCAACGTTCATCTACAGTTTCGACTTCCACTAGCGTTTCTCCATCCAGCCGATGCATCCGTCCTGAGAGCAGGAGCCAGCCGTAGCCCGATCGTAGGACGTATAACGCCAGTAGGCGAGATGTCCGCAGACGGGGCACGGGGAAGTCCCGGCCTCGCTCTCAGGGCCACATTGAGCCTTGATTGATTCGATCAGTTTCTCCGTTTCCTCTAACTTGAACTCTTCCCAACTGTTGTCCACATCTATCAGTTTCTCCGTTTCCTCTGATTTGAACTCTTCCCAAATGTCATCTGGCATGTCAGTTCTCCTATGAGAGGGGAGCCGAAGCCCCCCTCAGGTTGAGGATTTAAGCCGAGACCAGGGTCCCGTCGTCGTATTCCCAGGGGCCTTCGGCCAGGAACTCGTCATCGAACACCAACTTGACGACCGCATTCCGGTCCGGGTCGGTCTTCATGACCTGGAAGATCTTCGCGGGGAGTTCTTTCTTCGTCACGGTCCCTGCGTCCTCCAGGATCTCTAGGATAGCGGCTACGGCCTTGGCCCCGACGTCATCATCTCCGGCCTCCTCCTCTACCTCTTCGGCCTCGGGTTTGGCCTTGGCCTTGGCCTTGGCCTTGGCCTTCGGTTTCGCTTTGGCTTTGGCCTTGGACTTCGGCTTCTCCTCGTCCTCTTCCCACGGCAGGGTCAGGATTTCTCCGATCACCAAAATGGTCTTTTCGTAGACCTTGCCATCGGCGCGGGGCTTTTCCTTGATTCCGGTCCGTTTGGGGGCCGGGATTTGGATCACGTGAGCCTTCATTCCGTCGAGGCTGGAGATGTCGTCCCCCAGCTTGTCAACCGGGAATCCAGCGTCTATTAGGGACTTCAGGAGGATCCCACCGTTCGACGTCATCCGAATGGCCGTAGCCGATCCGATTGCCTCCAGGGTCGTCCCATCCTCAGACGGCTCCCAATCCTCCGGTTTGCCCATGGAGTAGTACTGGACCACTTCCTCGCCTTCGGGGTCCGTCATGTGCAGGGCCAGTGCCGGAACGCCGGGGATCACGGTCCCGTTATAGTCAAACAACTCAAATCGGGCCTTGTCGATAGTCACGTCAACGTCGTCGATAAGGCCTCCGCCCTCTACAAAAGTCTCGGGGTTTAATGAAATTCCCATGTTACTTCTCCTTACAGTTTAGGGTTTATGGTTTGGGGCTAAGCCCCGCTTCGTCCGTCAGATTCCTCCTTTCATGGGTTTAGGGATTGTAGCCATCTGCCTGTATGCCCCGCTGAACCAGCCAGGGAGCAGGTCTTGGTGTTTTGGTATCCACCACTGAATGTTGTTGTCCAGGACAAAGCACTCGGCCCAATCAGTCTCGGACCGGACCGCACGTCCAGCGGCCTGGACCAGGAGCTGAGCGATGAGGTAAGGCACGTACATCTTGTCCGCTTTGTCCCGCGTCTTCATGATGTTCCCCCGAAGGTCGGGGTAGGGGACTTTGACGATTATCTGCCATCGGCACTGGTCCTCGGGGAAGTCCCATCCGGTAGCCATGGACGGGGAGACGAGGATCGAGGGACTGTCCGGTTCTTTGAACCAGCGGACCGCACTCTCCGCACTCTTGGTGTCGTGGGTCATCATCTCATCGGAGTATCGGCTCCGCTCCATGACGAAGTCCCTCCGGGCATAGGACACGGTGTGGATGATGCCCTTCGTCCCGAGCCTCGGCTTTATTATCTGGTCAATCTTGTTGATCCAGAGGCGCTGCTCCAGGTCCGTGATCCGAAAATTCATCCGGACTGTGGGCAGGTGCGTGACGCGTCGATTCTCCACGGGGAAGGAGGACGGGTAGGTCTCAAACTTCGCGTCCTCAACCTCGATCCCCAGGAGGCTTGCGGTCTTTGGCACGACCGTGGCACTTGTCAGGAGAATTTTCGGGATCTTGAGGAACAGGAAGTCCTCAGAGTAAGGCCCAGGCCATGTCGGCTCAAGCTCGACGCGGTAATCGTCCATGACCCAAATCCAGTCGGGGGAGATCGTCTCGAGCCTCTCCAACTTCCCCATTAGTTTGCGCAGGGACAGGACGAGCTTCGTCTTTCGGTTGTCCACGGCCCGATCATGCTCTATGCGAAGGCCCTGGAGCCTCGACTCGGCCCAAGAGGCCCATCCGCTGTGGCTTGAGGGCAAGGACCCCTTCAGGCCCAGCCTTGATTCCTCGAACTTGTACTTCTTGCTGAACCCGACGCCTATGTGGTCGATTAAATGCCCCGGAGCCGCGTGTGCCTCGTCGAGCACCAGCAGGTCGAATTCTCCAAGCCCCGTGCCGTATTCGTTCTGAGACATCCAGTAGGCATAATTGGTGACGACCACCTTCGACTTTCGGGCACGTCGGACCAGATCGTAGTACGTGCAGCCCCCCTCGTCCCTCAGGGCGCACTTTGCCCCGAAGGCACAAATCCCCGCGTCACAGGTCACCTTCGTGTTCAGTCGGCAGGGATAATTCCCCCGGCCCCTGATGTCCAGGGCGAGGCCCTCAAACTCTGAGGCCAATTGCGACTGCAGGCCCTTCGTCGAGGTCAGGATGACGGTTCGGCCCTCTATAAGCTGGGAGGCCGTGACATACGTCAGGCTCTTGCCGAAGCCCGTGGGGCAATTTTGGATGAGGAATCGAGGCTCGGGGTCTGTGATCCGCTCACAGGCCCTATCCTGTCCCTTCCTCCAGGATGTGAATTTGTCCGGAAGCCCGAAGGCGACCGGTGGTGGAAGCCGCTCCATGCTCTAATCCTCCTCTCGATCCTCTAAACTGGTTAACTGCAATGTCCTCCTCTGCTTTGGGCTGAGGATCGATCCGAATCGGGCCATCATCTCCTCCACGAACCTCTTCTCCAGATATCCGTCCAGGTTGGGGCTTACGGATCTATAGTATCGAAGGACCACTCGAGGCGCATCCTCCGGTCGGCTTCGGACTATGGACTCGAGCCGGTTCATCATGGCCATCATCTCCGTGATCCTCTCCTCTTCCCTCAGGATCTCCTCCTCCGCTTTGATTAATCTCATCTGCCTCTCAATTTCGGGGTCCTTGTCCCTCCTCCGGAGCCACTCCATGTGCCGGTGCACCGCATGCCGGAATAGGTCCCCCTTGACCCGATACGGGTACTTCCCCCCTTGCACCACCTCCTCTATCAGCCTCGACATCTTCGGGACGAACCTGAACCACGCCTTGGCAGTATGTCCGCTGGTGTCGGTGGCTGAGACTATCCACTCCTCCCTCTTGTCTCTCTCTTCCTCAAAATCGAAAATGTTCGCGTCTCGGCCCATTCTCTCTCCTTACTTTCCCCCTGGGTTGTGGTCGTTGTGAATCAGGAATCCGCGCCTCCGGATCCCGTCGATAAGGTCGTCCTTGCCAATTCCCAGGCACTCAGCCAGAACCTCTGCGCACTTGAGGCTCGGGTTAGTCTTCCCGTTGAAGACTCGGGACATGTGACTGAGGCTATATCCGCTGGACGCGGCGAGCCTCGTCAGGTTGACCTCTCGGTTTCTCTTGACAAATTTCTTGCGCACACCAATAGTCATTTCAATCGACTGCTGCATTTGGTTCCTCCTTCCGGGAATTCGCGCTCTCTTCGCGCTCAAAGGCCCATTATACCGCGCCTCACGGCGCTCCGCAAGCCCCCTTGGCGGACGACGCGCCCCCTGGTATAATAGGGGTGTTGAGGGCAGGATTCCCCCGCTCGAAGCGCAGGAAATCCCCCCTCGAGAGCCGCAGCGCCCACGCGCATAATGCGGTGTACCATCCAACAGTAAAAGGACGGAGCGCCCACCGCGCAAACCCCGGTGGCGCAGGAGGAACCAATGCCGCACAGGAAATTCATCGTGACCCCTGAGGTCGTCAGGGACTTCAATCCGACCTGGGAGCAGAGAATCCGGCTCCTGGAAATTGAACGTCTCCTCGACGATACTGGGCCGACGGGTCCTTACCGCTGGGAGCGCAGGAAATTGATGCGCGAGAAGGATCGGATCTGGAAGAGGGCCTCCGGTCGAGACGTGAACTTTATCGTGACGGGCGACCCCACGGGGAAGGCCCGTCCGAAGAAATGGCAGATGGCTGCATACCGCAGATGGAAAAGAATCATAGCCGCTCGAGACGGGGAGAGGGATCAGGAGATCCTGGACCTGATCGAGCAAGAGGAGGAATGAAATGACTGAGTTTTTGAAGAGAGGGAAGTTCAACATGATCGTGGGAGCACAAGCGGGTTCGGAGGCCAAGGGGAAACTGAGCGCCTACCTCTGCGAGAGGGAGGATCCGATCCTGTTGGTAATGACCGCCTCGCCCAACGCGGGGCATACGGCAGTGATCCGGGGGAAGAAGTACGTGTCGTACCACCTGCCGATCGGATCGGTGGCTTGCGATGCCCGAATCGTGCTCGGCCCCGCGTCTCTAATCAACCCGGACGTGCTGGAGAAAGAGATCAAGGCTCTGGGGATCCGACCCGGACGCGTCATTCTCGACGAGAGGGCAAGCATCATAACCCTAGGGCACATGTCTAATGAGAAGAAGGGACACCTGGTGTCGATAGGCTCGACCCTGCAGGGGATAGGTGAATGCCGACGGGGAAAGATGCGTCGGGACAGGTACCATATCCTTGCCCGAGAGTACCGGGATATCCTCCAGCCGATGGGGGTTGATGTCAAGCCTAACGTCTCCGGCCTGATCAACGCGAACCTGGAGCTGGACCGGAAGGTCCTCTGTGAAGGGACCCAGGGCTTCGACCTGGACCTGGAGCACGGCATCGACCCGATCTACTGCACGTCCAAGATGATCAACCCCGCAATGATGATGGCTGAGGCCGGGGTGCCCGTGTCCTCCGCCGGGGAGATCTGGGGAGTCCTCCGAC